GGTTCTGTACACGAGGGTCAGATCATCGAGGCACTCGATAAGGGTGATGTAGTGGCTCTGCCTTACGGCGTTGAGGGCTTCGCTACTCCTAAGCACTTGGTTAAGCAGGACGGCTCACAGGCTCAGCTGAATGAGAAACTGCAGTTCAAGGTAATCGAGTTCAACAAGGACGCTAAGCGCATCATCGTTTCTCACAGCCGCGTATTCGAGGATTCTATCCGCGAGGAGAGAGCTGCTGAGCAGCGCAAGGCAAAGCGTGCTAATACCAAGAAGGAAGAGGCTCCTGCTATTCAGAATCAGGCTGCTGCTACTACTCTGGGTGACATCGATGCTCTGGCAGCATTGAAGGCTCAGATGGAAGCTGGTAAGAAATAATTCTTCCTTAGAGATAGAATGAAGAGGGCAGTTTCACGACTGCCCTCTTTTTTTATGCCCAGATAAGAAGGCTGTTTCCCATTTTTTTTGTTCCTTTGTACTTCAGTATGGAAAAGTTTGAAGTCAGAACATCAAAACAACAAACAAAGACAAAACAAAAACAAACAAATCAAATATTTTTAGGATTTTTGAAATCATTCTTTTTTGTTACTCGTTGTTCTTTTTTGTTACTCGTTTGTTACTAATTTGTTACTCATTTTCTTGGTAGTCAGAGAGATAATGCTTATCTTTGTTTTTGGTAACAAAATATTGTAACGTCATGGGTAGACCAAAGAGGGAAATCAGACAGACATCCTATGTCACTTTAAGAACTAAACCCCTGTCTAAGGGGCGTGAATCACTCTATCTAGATATCAACAAAAACGGGAAGCGCAGATATGAATTTCTAGGGCTGTACCTTGTTCCTGTCACTGATGAGTATTCAAGGACACTCAATGAGAATACAATGCTTGCGGCCAATGCCATAAGGAGTAGGAGGGAAGTTGAAATCATACAGGGAAAAGGTGGGCTTGACAATACTCAGAAAGCACGTAAGATGAAGCTTCAAGAGTGGATGGGTATTCTAAAGTCGAGGAAGGCTAAAACAGGACAGAGTGCCCACTATTCTAATTTGATAGGACAGGTTGCAGGACATCTTAAAGAGTTTGCTGGGGACAATATAAGACTCTCTGATGTGGATAAGCGTTTTTGTGTTCGCTTTATAGAGTATCTGAAGCATGCTAAGTCAAGGAGAAAACCGTTTGACACTAATCTTAGCATCCAAACGATAAGTCGTTATTTCTCAATCTTTTCATCTGTAATGGCAGAAGCAGTGAGAAAAGGTTATCTGTTATCAAACCCATCAATCTTGCTGACGAGAGAGGAAAAGAAACCCATTAGAGCAATAGGTGTTCACCGAGACTACCTTACCATTGAAGAAGTCCGCAGCCTAATGGATACCGAATGCAGAAATTCTGCGGTTAAGGCTGCTTTCCTCTTTGCTTGCTTTACGGGGCTTAGGATTTCAGACATAAGGAATCTCACTTGGGATAATATCAAGCATGAGAGAGAAGGGCTATATTTATGCATAGTGATGCAGAAAACAGGAGAGCCGCTTAAGATAAAGCTCAATAGGAATGCGGAGAAATGGCTTCCTGAGCGTAAAGATGATATGGTATTCCAGCTTCCTGTTAGAAGTTGCACTCTGAATGGAGATCTTAAAAGATGGGCAAAGAGAGCAGGTATAGAAAAGAATGTGTGCTTCCACATGTCACGGCATACTTTTGCCACAATGGGGCTAACGCTAGGGGCTGACCTTTTCGAGGTAAGTAAGTTGTTAGGTCACAAAGACATCAAGGTGACTCAGGTCTATGCGGATTTAATCAATGAAAAATTGGATAGAGCTGTCGATAGATTGGACAAAGCCTTTATGGAGGAAGGAGGAGAGGGATGAAAAAGAATTGGCAGTCTGTGGAAGAATTTATAAGAGATCTGCTCATCATGGATGATGAACACTTTCAATCTCGAAAGCTAGATATTTGGATATATCTAGAAAGCATTACAGATAAATGGGATAATGAAAGGACTTTACTCTTGTTAGAGAGGATGGAGCATTATTCAGAAGATTACATTGAAAACTTGGAATCATGTTATCATGGTACTGTGCATCCGATAGATATGAATGTGTTTCCTGCAGATATAACACTCAATGGCTATAAAAAGGTTATAGAAATACTAAATTCGAAAGTGGTAAGTAAGGCACAGCAGATAAGGCCTGATAGAGAGGGAAAGCACCGTAAAGCGAAAGACATATTAACGGATGAAGTAAGGACATGGTTTGATAAGTTTTGTGAAATAGGTATATTGGAAAAATTGGATGAAGGGTATAACTGCACTAGTAATGCCTTACTGGCTTTCATTGCAGGTGTTATATGGTGTGGAGATAGGGTTATGAAAAATATGAATGGGGAGCCAGAAGTAAGACACGGCGTAAAAGGAAAGCTACCACAAAAGGAACTAGAAAAGATGTTTGGGATTTCTAATCTCTCCCAAAGTCGATATCAATTAGACGGCAATTCTCCACCAGATAGATATGAAGATGTGTTAAGGATAATTGAAGGATAGTCTTGAGAGGCTGTCCTTTTTATTTATTTATTTATTGATATTGATAGTTGGATCCATTCAATAACTATCAATATTATATTCTGTTTTCTTTGTCGATATTTGCTCCATGTTTAACAGCAAAGGCAGGGTGCACACTGCTAAAGCATATTATGTTTTTATATGGACGAGATAAAGGAACAATTAAACAGGATTGAGAGATATGCCCTTCTTGGTGCTAAAAATGTATTAAGTTTGGACGACGTTCATTTGCTTACAGGACTAAGCAAGTCTCATATTTATAGGATGACTTCACGTAATGAAATCCCTTATTATAAGAGGGGTCGAATTCTCAGCTTTGATAAAAAAGAAATTGAAGCATGGATGAAACAGAACAGACATAATACTGTAGAAGAAGCAGATCGGCAAGCGTTTGCGTATGATATGGAAAACCTCTAGATGGCATCCTTTCTAAAAAGATACACATTTTAGCCTAAAATCAGATAATAGACAAATTGTCAGATTTGAATATGTCTTTTGTAAGTGGCTTTTTTCATTTATATTTTTCTTTGCAGAAACAAATATTGAAGACATGAAAGAAATTGTAAAAATTATTGATGAAACATTCAAACCAGGAGAAGTCTGCACAATGCTGAAAATCAGTAGGCACACACTCAGTCATTGGGTAAAAACAGGAAAGCTGCATCCTATTATCATTGGTGATCAACGAAGATATAAAATTTCAGAGATTAAACAATTGATTAAAATTTGAGATTATGGGGAAAAAAACAAAGCCCCACAGAGGGGGCAAGGTTATTGGGGGTCGAAGCAAAGGTAACTATTCTACAACGCCCAAACAACAAATCCGAAGTTTTTTTTTAAGGGGGGAAAGATATACTGCTAGAGAGCTCAATCGCTTGACCCTATCAAATGACGCCCGCAAGTGTATCTCGGACTTGCGTAAAGAGGGTATGCCCATAATTGACTACCGCCGAGAAAATGGGACGAAAGAATACTGGCTACAAACCGATAAGAGACAGCTCTGCTTATTTGATGAGAAAGGAGGTGCACTATGAGAGATTCTTTTGTGATATACAAAAGTATGATTGAAGCTATCTCTCTCCTTTCCCCAGAAGAAGGTATTGAAATGATTCAGGCAATGGGGGCTTTTTCGTTTGAAGAAATCGAGCCAAGTTTTGAAAAGCCAAATATGAAAATGTGTTGGCTTCTGATTCGCCCGCTTCTTGAAAAAAACAACAAAAATTACAAAAATGGTTGTAATGGTGGAGCTCCTAAAGGAAACAGAAACAACCCAAATGGAAGAAGAGGAAAACCAATAACTAACCGAGAACTAACCGAGAACCAATCGACCCCATCTAATGATGATAATGTAGATGTAGATGATAATGTAGATGTAGATGATAATGTAGATGGTGAGGGTGATGTAGATGAAAAAAGGAAAACTAATCACCCTCCCACACTTGAAGAGCTTTTAAGAGAATCTACGACTGATAATTACCGAAATTTCATCAAATGGATAGAAAGTGATGCTCCTTATGTGTACTCCCACATGGAGCTGCCCGATGAAAAGAAATTCTATCGGTTGAAGAAGCAGTATAAGACCGAGCAGATAATGAACGTTATCCTACAGATTGAGAACAGAAGGGATTTAAGACAGAGATACAGCAATTTATATCGGACCATCTTAAACTGGATGAAAAAAGAACAAGTATGAAAGAAACCATATACGGACAAGTTGTTAGCAAAGCGAACAATTATCAAGTGGGTGATTCAGGAGGCTATAAACATATAATAAAATCACCTGAACTAAAGGAATACGAGCGTTCATTTTTATGTCAATGCAAGATTTATAAAGATAAACTCGTTTCTTCTCCATTCAGGCTGATTATTGATGTTTTTGAAAGTTCCACACGCTATGATTTGGACAACGCATTAAAAACAGTCCTTGATTGCTTACAGTATGCTAAGGCTATCACAAATGATTCTCTCTGCCACGGGATACAGGCTACTAAGCATATTGACCAAAGGCATCCAAGGATAGAATATGAGATTATAGAACTAGAACCTAGATTACTATAACTATTTGATATTCCGCTTGTAAATTATGAGAAATTTATTTAAATTTGAACTAAAATAGTAGGTGTATGAATATTAGTAATTATAATAATACCGCTGAGACGTTGGAGGTGCTAAACCTTGTTATGCGTAAAGTATTCGCACAAGAGATTTTGAATGGTAGGAAGAAAGTAGAGTTCCGTGCTTATTCCCAGCATTATGTAAGCAGACTATACGATAAGAAGGTTCTTGACTACATGCATCTCCACCGTGGCGAGCAGGACATAATAGATGAATGCGATCCACTGAGACCAGTGCAGAGAATACATTTCCACAATTATGAGAACACATGGTTTCTCGATGTTGAGTGTACGGTAAACGATATTATAGCAGTCACGGATGAAGATGTCAAGTATTTGCAAGAAGAATACGGATGCCATGAGCTTGATGAGCAACTTGCACAGCTCAATGCAACTAAAGCAGAGAACAGGCCAATGTACTTCTATTTTGTCATCGGAGATGTCATTGACACTAATCTCTAAGATAATAAACTTATGAAGTCTAACATAAACACTTGAAGATATGGCAGAGATTCACAACGCTAAAGGTGATTACGTAGGCTACTACAATGTTAAAACAAACACCATCGTTGACGTACGCAAGCGCAAGAATAATCGTACTGTTGCAGGTGGACTTGGGAACACTGCAGCGATGGCTACGGTCAAGCTTACTAAGCGCAATGCTGCTGAACGTGCAAGAATACGGATGCAGAGACGCTATGGACGATGAAAGAAGCAGAGATAATTATTTCTGAACTCAGCAAGCAGACAGGAAGGTGCGTGTTGTTCCATTCTCTGTCAGGAAAGGACAGCATCGCACTCCTGGAGCTGCTTTCGGGATACTTTGATGAGATTATATGCGTCCACATGTATCTTGTCAAAAGTTTGGAGCATATAGGTAGATATCTTAGCTATGCTGAAAGTAGATACCCTAATGCTCACTTTATCGAAGTTCCACACTATGCACTCGGCTCCTATATCCAAACGGGTTATATGGGTTGCAGAATGAATTCCAATCAGAAGAGCTTCACGATGTCAGACATAACTGATAAGGTCAGAGAGAGATACGGGATAGAGTGGGCTTTCTTCGGATTCAAGCAATCTGATTCAATTAACAGGCGCATCATGCTTAGGAGATATGATAAAGAGGCGATTAACTGGGAGACGAAGAAATGCTATCCGCTATCGCCATATCATAATAAAGATGTCTTGGATTTCATCGAAAGAAGAAGACTGATGAAGCCTGAGAAGTATGGTAGAGGGCAGTCTTGCGGAACAAATATCACGAACGTTGATTATCTGCTCTGGCTAAGAGAAAACTTCCCCAATGACCTTAAAAGGGTTTATGAGGCTTTTCCAATGGCAGAGAGATTATTATTTGAACATGATTATGGAAAAGATTAAACAAAGTGAAACATTGATTATTAAACGGTCACAGGTTAATTTAAACCCGATTAATCCCAAAAGACATTCTGATTATGCTATTAAACTACAAGAAAAGAATCTGAAAAAGGTCGGGTTCCTTGGCGGTATCGTATGGAATAAGACTACAGGAAACTTGATAGATGGCCATAGAAGGGTATTGTCAATGGATGGCATCTTAAAATATGATGGTACTAATGATTATGATATAAAAGTCGAGGCTGTAGAGCTTGATGAGAAGACCGAGAAGGAACAGTTGACTTATATGGCAGCAGGAAATACAGAGCCTGATCTTGACCTCATAGCTAAATATATTGGGGATATTGATCCTATAGATTATTCCGATTTGGGCTTCTCTGATTCAGAGTTAAGAGATATTCTTGCTTTCAATGATTATCCTCCAATGATTGATGAGCCTTTTGAGGACTTTATTTCTCAGGAAGGACAAGAAGATGCTGAAAAAAAGAAGGAGAATGTGAAATCTGTCAAAGAGAGGGTTTCACGGATAGCAGATGAAAGGGAGAAACGGGAAAATGCTTATATTACCCTTTCTTTTGGCTCTTACGAGGCATTCTCTGTCTTCTGTGATATATTTCATGTTCCAGATGGAGAACGCTTCTTGAAAGGCGAAAATGTGCTTAAAATGATTGAGTGATGGGAAAGATTAAAGGGAAAGTTAGAATTGATGATAAGTTCTTTGATTGCGAGCAGTTTTATTCCATCCTGAAGAACCTTGGTAAGTTATATGCTTCTGATAAGCAGATAGCAGCAGTTCTGAATATTGCACCAGAGACATTCTCACGCATGAAGAACGGTAAATATCCAAGCTGGACGGAAGAAGAAAACAGGGAGAGAAGCGGGAGGATTAATCAAGTGCTAACGGGCGCACGTGAGAACGCAAACACGTTGCTCCTGGATTCCTACTTCAACCTTGCTACAGGAAAGGCTACATCTAAGACTTACAAATATGTGCAGGAAAGATGTGATTGCGATGGAGCTGACAAAAAGTGTCCTTATTGCGGGGGCACTGGATGGGTTTCTCTAACGGATAAGGTCATCGTGCAAGAGCAGGTACTTCCCCCTAATCCACAGGCGATAACAACGCTTCTGAGGCATTATTCTGAAAACTGGAAAGAAACAGAAGACCCTCAGGCGTACATCGAAATTGAATATGCTAGACTTACAAGGATGCTTGATGAGTTACCTGACGAGGCTTTGGATAAGATCACTCAGAGAATAAACTTAATGCACGAGAAAAAGAGTGAATTAGAGTCAAAATAATATATAAAATGGATAATAGAGATAAGTTAAAGAAGTTCATTAACGGTGGAGATTTAAGAGCAAGGAAGCAAAAAATCTATGCCGTGTGTAAAGGGGAGAAAACTTTACTTAAAGAAGAAGAAATAGAAGGATCTGTTGATCTAAATATTGACGTTCACTGTAACGACCTCTCCCAACTTGAGATGCAGGGGAAAAAGAGTAAATGAAAGTCAACGAATTTTGATTTCTTCCAGTAATTAGTCAGAGTTATATCATAGTAAGGACATTATTCAATTGACCAAATCTTTTCTTTGTAAGAAAGAGTATTGCTTAACATCGCTCTTTGACATTGTGATTACTGCTAAAAAAAGATAAAGTGTTACAAAACACTTAGAGTAATTATGCTTTATTATGAATTTTACATATCTTTGTCACAAACAGTTGGACTATGGAACAGAAGAGCATGAAAATAGTATTTGATGGGCAGAATAATCAAATTGATGCCAATACTCTGATTAACGTCCTTTTGCACTATCAGACAGTTATAGATAGAGCAAATTATGTTTATGGAAGCGGTTCAAGAGATATTAAGATGAAAGTAAATGCAATAGAAAAAGGTTCTTTTATTATAGACCTTTGTATTGTACAAACTTTAATGAATGTGTTCAATAAAGATGCGGTATCTTATTTATCTGGACTTGTTACTGTTATTGAAGGAGTATTTAAGGCTTATAAAAAACTCAAAGGGAAACCAGTTGATAATGATAATGACTTTGTTATAAATGACAACAGGACTTATAATAATACGATTATAAAAATATATAACGAGAGGTCTGTCAGAGAGGCTATATCTAAATCTATAGAAACCGCAAATTCTGATGAGAATGTAGAAGGTATGTGGGTTGGTGAGACAAAAGAGAAAGGAGTAGAGTTTGAAAAACAGAATTTCAAGGATTATATCTATACTGATTTTGACGAAGAAGAGATGCTTCCTGAAGAAAGAGCCGAGATTACGGAAGCGATGCTCACCATAATAGGACTTAATTTTGAGCCAGGTAGTAAGTGGCAGTTTATTTACAATGGGTTCAAAATAGGAATGGTTGTTAAAGACGATGCATTAATGAGAAGGATTGATGAGGGGGATAGATTTGGCAAAGGGGATGCAATAAAAGTCAGAATGCGTATCACTCAAAGATACAACCCAACATATAAGGCATACGAAAATAAATCATATAAAATAGTTGAGTTTTTGGAACACATCAATGCCCCTTCTCAGAAAAAACTCTTTTAGTGATAAATTAGGAATAAGTTGTTTCAATTATGGAAAAAACTGAGTACAAAAGCAGTAATCCACATAGGACAACCGCTTATATTTTTGCTATAATTAATTAGATTGCTAGAGATGTTGCTACAATAAATCAGTGGTTTGGGCAAAAATAATACTCATGCCATAGTACGGGCAATGTTCAAACCTAATGCACTTATCAGGTTGAGGAATAGCCCTGCACTTGGCTCCACGTTCCCCTTTTCGATTCTGGAGATGTAACTCTTATCTGTTCCTACACGTTTTGCAAGCTCTGTCTGTGTTATTCCTTCACGCTTCCTTGCATCATGTACAATCTGACCTACGCAGTAAGCATAGGCTTCCTTTCTGAACTCCTTGCGCTGTTCAGTACCAGGCTTTTCTATTTCGTTCTTCGGAGTCTTTTGCGTTTTCTTCTGGAAACCGTTGAAAAGCAAAACTACATTTCCCTCATCAAAGATAAAGAAAGCCCTATATATGTTGCCTTCATGCTGTGCCCTTAACTCAAACACACCCTCCCTGATATGCTTAACGAAGTTCTTTCCAGGGCGCTGCTGCGTCTTGAGGACATCAAGCACATAGGCTACTTTTCTCCTTGCACCCTCACTGAGAGAGAAGAAGAAAGTCGGAAAGTAATCCTTGTAATATAGTATCTTTCTTTCTTCGTTCAT